GCTTCTTCCTGCCATCCCCTAGGCAGTCCCCCATGCGCTTCCAGCTGCCCCAGCCTCTCAGCCCTGAGACGTTCACTTATGTGCTCTCTCAGTGGGTGAAGTGTGACGAGCAGAAGCTGCGCATCGTGCGGGAGAATCTGCACTTTTCCTTGCAGAGGGAGGCGACGTCAGAGCCGCCGGGCACCTCAAACCCAGCCGATCTGACGACGCGATCGCCGGCAAACGCCGGTGACGGCACGGAGCGGTTCGCCGTGGGTCACACCCACGCTCGCGCAGCCGCGCAGCGCACTTACATGCGCCGCGTTATCCAGAAGACCGCGAAGGAGCTTGGACTCGGGGCATTCGCCATATCCGGGTCCGAGGCGGAGATCAAGATCTTTGAAGCGGGCAACCATTACTACTACAACCCGCAAGACCTCAAGGCCCCTCCGCGGTTCGCAAAGCCGCCCCCGGGTGCGACCATCGTCTTAATCGACGTGGCCAACCACCTGACGATCGACGATTTCTGTGCCCACGCGGGCTCAGTTTTCTTGATCTCCACAGTCAATCCGACCGGGCCCTCGGGCAAGGGACTGGACTCAAACTGGAGCATCGACGCGAAAGGAATGATGACCGAGGTCATCCGCGACGGCACCATTTACTGTGAGCAAGTCTTCGACTTCCCTCCAAGCTTCATCCTCAAGACGAGCGGGCCCATTCCCGGGTTCGTTCTTTACGAGACTGTCCGGCACACCGCCCCTGGCTGTGAGTCGCGAGCTCTTGTCGGTCTTGTGCCCCGCGCCACGTGCGACATCCCCCTGGGAATCGTGCGCGGCCTGGCACAGATCTGCGGCATGAGCGGCTGGCGCGAGATCCGAAGCATTCGCCGCTTCACGCCTGTCGAAACCCTCACGGGAATCGTTGGGACCAAGGAGCTCACTGGTGTGAGCGGCGCAAAATACCACGCGATGACCGTCATGGTCGACAACGAGAAGGTCCTTCGGGTCTCTCTCCCCGGTGTCGGCTCGGAGGTCATGCAAGTGGGGTTCGACCTGGCGCAGGCATTACGCCGCGTCCTCGTGCACGGGAACGTGCCGGGTGCAAGCACTGTACGCAACTACGCCAAGCACCTGTCACCGCACCAGGCCGTCCTGCTCGCAGACTGCCTGGGCGCGGCCCGCATAACGATCGTCGATCCAGTGGCGTATGTCAACACGAAAGACAACGCCCCCGCCACAGCCAAGGGCAGTGTGTGCGCCGTGCCGCTTGTTACCCCAGCAAGTGCGGCCGGCCACACGTTCTTCGCTGCGGCGCGCGCCATCGAGCAGCGGCTCGTTGGGGCGCGATCTGATCGCGAGATCGACACGGAAACGATGTTTCTTCTTCAAGAATTTTCAAAGTACGTGGCCGACGCAGTCGGTTCCATCACGCCCCTCGATCGCGGGGACGCCGCTCTCCTCGAGTGCGTCACCCGCATCCGCGAGGCGCGTACGATCGCTTCTGAAGCGCTCGCTTACGATGGGCTGACGAACGGAGGCACCAGCGCTTTCCTCAAGTCTGAGACTGTGGACGGCGCTGCCGCCAAGGACGGCGCCGCCCGGCTGATATACGGTCTTACGCAGGAGACGCTCATTGAGTGTGCCCGCTATATAATCCCGTTTCTCGCCGCCTTTAAGGCTTGCGGCAAGTTCCCTGGCTACGTGGGAGGCAAGAACGTGTCTGAAGTGGAGGAAGTGGTGAACCAGCTCGTGCAGATGTTTGCGGAGCTGGACCTCACCGATTACTCCAAATATGACGGCACCTTCAATCTGCACCTCACCGCATGCGTCCTTGACGGAATCGCCGTGGGCTTCGGCCCCGCTTCCCATGACGCGCGCGTCGCGCTTTCTCTCGAGTGTAACCAAACGGGCGGTATCGCCGGGCTCACGCCCGACGGGACGGCCTGGTCGCATGTCTTCGAGATGCTTTGCGCAATCGCCTCAGGCGGCAAGGGTACCCACGTGAAGGGAACCCTTGGCCAGTACGCCCACACTTTCGTCGCTCTGCGCATGGCCGGCGTCACTCTCGGACAGATCCGGGAGGACCCCTGGTGCCTAGGCATTTCGTACGGAGATGACGGCGTCAAGCCACGCAAGGTCCATGGACTTTCCATCGACTATGCGGGGACTGGCAAACTCCTCGGTCTCGTGTGCGTGACCGAGCATGTCGTGTTCGACGATGACCGTCGTGAAGATTTCAAGGACGCTGTTAAGTACGTCAGCTTCCTCGGTCGCGTCCACCCCGACCCCACGCTACCCGCGAGTATGGCCACGCCTCACCGTGCCCTCGCGGGGCTATGCGTCACCACCAACGCCAATCCGGCAATCGGTGGTGCTGCCAAGGCCTATGCCGCGATGATGACCGAAGGTAAGAACACACTTGTGTACCTGACCGCGGA